TACCAGCTGGCAATTCACTTTTATAAGCAAAGAACACTACTTGGTCATCACTAGTAATACCGGTAATGTAATGTGTCATCCACTTTTGTGAATAGATTGATTTCAATACTTCAACAGTAAGTGATATCTTGTTACCAACAGTACTAATATATCCGCCACGTGCAAAATTGACACGCTGGTCTACTGATTGACGTTCAACACCACGCTCATAGCATGATGGCAAACTAGCAATAACTGCAATATCATAGGTGCTAGTAATAATATCACGATTGGCAATCAACATTGCATTGTTATCAAACTCATTTAGTTGTTTACCTTGCAAGATTTTGAAAGTCAATGCCTGATAGAATGCACGAACCTTTTTACCTTGCTCACGATCCTCATCGGTCATGATGAATGGATCAGCTAACAGTTGTTCAACAATCATACGATTGGATAACTTAGTAACATCCGGTGTTTCTGAAATTCTACTTAACTTGATATAACTACCGTTGATACGTTGTGCCGCACATGCCGCACTCCATACATCATCGGCATTATGATTTACCGAAACTTTTTGTGTTTTAGTTTTGATACGATAGTAATCACTACCGTTATCATCTGCATGACCCATGCGTTGAATTTGACGGCTAGTCATGTTTGTTACATTAGCAAATCCAGGCATTGTCTTCTCCTTAAATTTCAGATTCGTATTCGTAAAACTTAACAGACGGGTCCAACTGTTTCAATTGTTTAGCGGCAGTCATCAACTCTTTCCAGCGACGGTTAACTTCTGCACGGGGCAATTCACCATCACATGTAAGATTCTCTGGGCTAAGAGCCGAATCAATCATGTCCGCAACACGCTGACGACCAGCATGAGTGGTGATTTCGTACTGCTCACCTTTGAAAATACTATTCCAGTGATTCTTCTGGTCAATGAATTTTTGCAATGCTTTCATTTCTAACTCCTGTTGTTTAACTGTTTAAGATTCTATTATACACCCGAAACCATTTATTGTCAAATATAGAAATCTGACTTAAAACCCAATTTTGTGTAGACAATTTCACGGACTTCAGTATCCATTGCTTCGCCAAATTTCTCGTAGTCACTATCAGCCAGGTCACGCAAATTTTGGTAGACTGTGGCCCAGTCGCTTTTGTAATTTTTGTGGAATTCAATGATATCGGCAATTTGTTTGTTGCCTTCTTCGCTAAACATTCCGTATGACATTTTGTTTCCTTTATCTAACTGTCTAAGATTCTATTATATACCCAAATCCATTTATTGTCAAATTTAAGCGGCCAATCTTTGTTGCGTTTTTGCAACATTATCTTGGACTAATTGCTCAAATCCTGCTTTGGAAACTGGGTAACCCTGTGCTTTCAACATCTTTTTGATATGGGGTTGAATAAAACCCTTGGATCCAACGATTTCAAGGGGTGCTTCACCCTTTTCTAAGCGACCAAAGTATTCCTCAACTGTAAAGTTCTTTGTAAGGAATGTAAGGAAACTTGCTTTAGTACCACGAACATATTTGAAACGGGCTACAAACTTTGTAGTACCGTCAACTGGGTTTGTGTAATCAACGTACTCAGTACCGTAGAAATTGCCTTTGATGAATGTAGTCATTTCGTTTCCTTTATCTAACTGTCTAAGATTCTATTGTAGCAGAAGATCCATTTATTGTCAAATTTTGGGTAAAAAAAAGCCCCAAAAACGGGGCATTTTTTGAGAACTAAAAGTATTACTTTTTAGTATTAGTACTTTGATTAACAAAACCGTACATTTTTTCAGCAGTTTCTAGGATTTTGTCTAGACCTGGAAACTCCGGCATGTTCACTTTGTTAACAATTTGTCCAGTTTTTTTATCACGCTCGGCACTGACTTCCCATCCCATATATTTAGCATGATACTCTTGACCTACTAGGTCTTTAGCCATTGATAAAATATCGGTACGAATTTCGTAGCCATTTTTATTGAATTTAACTTCGGGTAGTTTTGGTGTAAAGTCTGACATTATATTTCCTTTGTGTGTTAATGTTCATATAGTATATGACATTTTTTTAGGTTGTTCAAATCTTTCGGGAAAATTTAATTGCTCCCATTCTTCATCTGATACAGGCCACCAATTAATCATATCCAACCCTTAAATTCATTGTCAATGATTGGATGAACTTCCCAACCTTCTTTAGCCCATTTAATTAGCATAATTAGGTCGTTAATGAAATTCATTTCATCTTACTCGCTTTGTAGTCTTTGATAGACTGAATTGCCTCTAATAGGCTTTGAAATAGTTTTTTAAGTGTGTTCATAGAAATCTCCAATCTGATTGTTTGCGATGGAACTCGTAGGTCAATCGCTCAATGTCGCCTATATCTTGTGGATTTCGGCCGACTATATATTTTTCTAACTCAGTGCCATAGGTGTCTGTAGAGAAACCTAGGAACACTACTAGCATTCCTAGAATTTTCTTCATATTACTTAGCCTTTGTAGATTTTGCAGACTTAATACTATTGAAAGCAGGAACCATTGCTTTGAACTGGTCACCCATTTCTGTATAGAAGTCTTTACTTGTAAAAATCATGCCTAAAGCCATTGCTGATTGCATTCCTGCGTCTGCGGCTGCTTTAGTGTATTTTGTTTGTGCATCAATAAAACCATTCAATGCTGTTTTGATGCCATCGTGTTGAACTGTTGATTCTACGAATTTCTTTTTGAAGTCTGAAACGCCGTCAATAAGGGCGTAAGTTGCTGTGTTAAACATTTTATATCTCCTATATGTGTGTGTTTAAAAGTGGGTTTTTATGAAGAACCCCTAACTTCACAAGTATTTATCACTTGTATATAGATTATAACATAACTTCTCTATATTTTTGTAGAGCTTGGTCTCTAATTTGTTCTAGTCGTTTAGTAATATGATCGGGTAATTCAGAATCATCATCCCAAAGATTAGTTAGTCTAGGACGACCGTAACCACGATGCATATCTGAATCAGATGTATCAGGTTCATAGTCATCATCTACTTCACTTGGCTGGTTTGGCTTCTGGCTTAGCAGGTGCAGCCGATGTAGCTTCTGCTTTGGCAGGGCTTTTAGTAGCGTCTTTCTTAGCCTTTGCTTCTGCGTCTTTGTCAGCTTTCTTCTTAGCTAACTTCATTTCTTCTTTTGGTGCTTCTGCTTTAGCAGGTGTTGCTGGCTTAGCGGCAGGAGCCTGAGCCATTGCTGTTGCTACTGACAATGTAGCGATTAGGGCGATTGCTAATGTTTTCATTTTAAGTTTCCTTTAGGTTAAACACAATATTGTATTGTGTATATATATAACGCTGTAGTATAGTGTTTCGTTGACACTATGTTAACCACCACGTCCACTTCTTCTTACCATCGTTGCACCACCTGAACCTCTAGTTGGCTTAGGTCCTTGTGATTTAGGAGCTTTACCTAAACCGGGATGTTTACTATCTTTCTTAGCGGCATTAGCTAAATTGATAAACGGGTTTTTACTTTTCTTTTCTTCTGTCATGTTCTTTCTTTCAATGATTTTAAGTAATCCATGATATTTCCATATAAACTAATCATAATAGCAATTCTACTATCATACAATCTTATATATGGCTCACTCTTTTTTCCTTCAATTTTATTTACACCGAGATAATAAGGACATTTTATTTTCTTACTAAGTTCAAGTATATTAAAATACATACTTTGTTCTTTGTCCATTGTTAGCTTATACTCATAGAATTCTAAATCAGCATAACGGAAGCACATATCACCCATGTCGGTTAGGCGAAGACCGCGGTCACTACGCACGGTCATCCACCATTTTTTCATTGCTTCTTCTTGTGACCAGTTTTTGTCTTTTAACTGGTTAAGTACAGTTTCTGTGATAAGTTCTTTATAACTTGGCTTAGTCATCTGGGTACACTTTGGTACCGTTATTCATAAACACTACAGAAAATTTGTCTGTTTTAAATTGTTTGTTAAGTTTACGGCACAAATTACGTGCATGACCTGGATTACTAAAACTTGTCTTTTTATACTTAGGTACAGCTTCACTATCCAGGTAGTGCTGACTTTTTAGATTGATAGGTTGTTCGTCATAAAATACAGCCCAAATTCCTGATGCTTCTACAATTTGATCGGATTTGTATGTTTCTTTATCAACATGCTCTAATAATACTTTTGGTTGTGTTCTACTCATTAAAAACTACCACCTCTCATCACAACTTCAATAGTTTCATTATTTTGTACTGAAGTTGTAGCGTTTTCTTTTTGATCTAATAACAATTTTGTAATCTCATCACGTAATGCACGTGCATCAGATATAGGTAAAACTACATCTTTACCTTGCCTGCTGTCAATACCTGCTATTTTATCAATAAAACGCTTAATTTGAATCATATACTATTTATGCTACTTTTTGCTTCTGATTCAGTTTTAAACGGACCGATGTAAGGATAACGCTGTACAAATATATATTTTGGGCAAAAAACTGTTTCATACTCAATATCTTGTTTAAGTGCAAACCAACCTGCAACATGATAACATTTGCTTTTAGGTGTTTCAGTAAATAAATGTAGTTTACGTTTTACATCTAATACACTGTTATATACCCTGTTTGACGTAGTGGGGAATACTGAAAAAGGTAGTTCAGGATTAACTACTTTCTTTACGTTCTCAAATTCAATACTAGCAGTCTTTTCAATAGCTTTAGTAGTTGTAAAGTGTTGTGAATTCTTCCCTAGCTTCAACTCATAGCCACTCCCTTCAGCAATAACATTACCTACTTTTTTCTCACCATCAGTGACTACCCAGTATTGATTTTTAATAATAGGTTTAGCTTTTAAGTTCATTGTGTTCCTTTTAATGTAAACTTCTTCAAGTAGTTCTTAGCTACTGAAATGTCACTCATTTTATCACGTTCTATAATTTCCATCAATAGTATTGTGCTAAGTTGTAGTGCCATTTCTAATTCTTTTGTGGTTAAACCATTTAACCATTCCTGATATTCTTCCGTAGTTTTTTTACTCCACATGGTATCAAGCATTCGGATATGCTCTCGGCTGTAACCATCAACATTAAACTTAATTTCTTTTTCATCATCATTCATGTTATTTTCCTAATTTTTCCCAAGTATATTCTGATTCTTTCAGAAAGGCTATAGGATTGAGCCATCCATTATTAATACATGTGCTGATAATCATCCTATATTCTCTAGGGCATTCTTTTGCAATTTCAAATCCGGCACGCGGAGCCATAGTTATCCCGTTAATAATCGTAAAATCAGGATCACTTTTGCGAATCGTTTTGATAGTTTTGTCAGGAAATGTAAATGTCATTTTATACCTAAATGTTTATGTAAGTCTTTACGTGCTTCATCAGTAATTAAACCAACATTATCGTTAACCCATTTAACTGTTTCTTCTACTACAAGTTTAGTATAAACCTTAAACTCTTTATCATAGTCACTTGACCAATCAATCTTTCCTTTGCCTGGACCCCATGATTCATTTTTCCAAAATACAAAGCCTGCTTGTTTGGCAAGTTTTTTAGTTTTCTTACTCATGCAGTAACCTTAGTTGATAGTTGTAATACACCTTTATATGAGCTATTCAGCCATTTGGAATATGTCTCTGCTTGTTCTGAAATCTTAGTAAGTTCATATTTACCACAAAATTTCATAAAGTGCATTCCTACTTGTGCAGTAGTTTCAATACGTACAGACTCTTTAATGCGGTCATCAAATAAAACCTTAAGGTCCTCGGGTTGTGACTTTAAGTCAATAAGCATTTTGTTTCGCTCATAACATTCACGTACTCGTTGTTCTTCACCGTTATGATCTAACCAGCGTTGCAACATAAAATTATTCCACTTGAAGCCTTGCAGATTACGGTCTTCAAATGCTTCACGAATACCCACACGATTCTTACTACCTTTTTCGGGTGCTCGGGGATATGCGGTGAATACGTTGTCTCCTGCGTCTCCCCTAACTATTTTTTTAAATAATAAGTACTCAGGATCTTCGAGTAGTTTAGGCTCTTTAGTTTTCTTATCAACAATCAATCGATCCTTGTCGTCAAAGTATCCCTCGGGTTTGATAAGTTGATTTGTGACTCCATTGTACTGGAACACTTTATCAGTAATAAGCTGAACATAATCGGAATCAGTGCTAATAATATAATGCGTGTCATTTGGGTGTAAGTGAATGAATCGGGCAATCATGTCATCTGCTTCAGCACGTTCATGCCTAAGTACCGATACATTTGTTTTCTCTTTGATAAACGTAGTGAATTTCTCATACGTATCCCAGAACATCTCGTTTTCTTCTTTTTCTTCTTCAGTAACTGATTGTGCATCAACAATACGATTCTTTTTGTAAGGACCGTATACGTCTTTGCGCCAGC